AGTTTTAGAAGCGTTAATTTGATGTTGGGAGAACTTGGAAACATTAGGAAGTACTTCCTTTCGTGAATGATAGCTGCTTGATGAGCATTTCAAAACTCTTCGGAAGTTCTTTCACAGATCCATCGTTCTTAAAACCAAAGAACGTCTTACAGTAAATAAGGATGAGGGAATCCACGATTGGGACTCCCTCACCATTTACGACATCATTGGCCACACCGACCGAACGAATGAGTTCTTTGCAAGCCTCAATATGAGACAATAACTCCTCATCAGCATATGTTTCTGTTAGAGGAATCAAGAGTGCTTTCTTTACTATATCGAGTATGGCCATGATTTAGTTCCTCCGATTAAGCAGCGGCTTTCTTCTTGATACGAAGGAAACCTTTATAACCTACCACATTACCACCAGTGAATACAGATGCTTTGTAGCAGATAATGCCATCTTTAAATTTGTAGTCTGTCGATTTGCCGATTTCAACCGGTGAGAAGATAGGCACTTCATAGTTCTTTAGAGAACCATAAGCCATCGCATACTCACCTGCAGTGGTTGCACTGTCAGCGATCGCTTTGCAATGTGAGTTGATCACATAAGGAATGCCATCGATGGTTTGATTGATGTAATCAACGGTATGAACCTTACGACCTTCGGAAGTACGAAGACCAGCAAATGCACGCAAGTCATTCTTATTCAAGATAAGAACAGCACCACCTTCGACTTCTTCATCGCCACCATAAGCAAAGATGATGTCATCAAGTGTAGTATCAGTGATTGCTGAGAGTTCGACTGGTGTCGTATCCGCTAGTGCAACTGCTTGATCACTAAAAATCCCTGTGAATGTATTGGATGTACCAGCACCACGAAGGATTTGTTCAGAGATTTTCTTTTTCAAGGATACATTGATGTTTCTAAGTACCTCTGCTTGATATGGAATGCTTGGAAGCTTTTCAAGTTCTTCTGTGATTTCGGTGTAAGCAGTAATCTTAACTTTTGTAATGGTGACATAACCAAATGCTGGTTCAGTTTCAGTGTATGCTGCACCTTCAGCTGTAGTTCCTGCAATGCCATTTGATTTCACGAATGACTTCTTGTAGGTTTCACCACCGTTGAGATTGATGATATTGACTTTATCAACAAGAGTGGATACTTGTGCATATGGAACTGGTGCGAGGTTGTTTGATACGGTTTCAGGAACCAAAACTTCCGAACTGGATACTTGGATAACTCGATTCTCACGGAGCTGTTTACCGCGTAGTTCTAGGGTTTCCTTATTGTCAGTGCGTACATCAATGACAATTGGTTTGACATCAACTTTGGATGCAATCATCATCTTTTTATCGATGACAGAGCGTTCCTCTTGTAGGGTATTGCATTCAGTATCGAATGCTTCCAATTTTGCTACATCTGATTCCGCTTCAACAAGTGAGCGAATTTCAGTTAAGCGTGCTTCAATTTCTTTGCGTCTTTTTTCTAAGTTCATGTTTTTTCTCTCCTTTAGAGTTTTAGTAATTGGTTTTGATACGGATCTTCTTTTTCATCACATCAACATGTTGTTTCTGCTCTTCTAACTCCATAGCCTTTAGTTCTACATCCATAGACTCTAAAGAACGAGCATATATACTAGTTGAATCGTAAGCTGGCGTGTCTACCACTGAGACATCATAGAGCCTTCCAATTTTAGTGATGGTACGTTTAGGGATTTTGCCTTCCTTATTCCATGTCTGTTCTTCAACAGTGAAAGCAAAGCTCATCTTATCAAGCAGGCCACTACGGACCATCTTGTAGATGTCTTGGTTCGATTGGGTGTCGACTAATTCTGCTTGTACTTTTAGCCCAATGTTATCGATAGATAACGTCAATGATTTATTCTTTGTTCGAGCGATTATAAGGAAGGAATCCATATGGTTGTATTTCATAGGAACATCTTTCATTTGGGTATTTTCAAGAGCTCGATGATCTATAGATTCAACGAAACCGTACTCTTCATTTCCGATGAGTGTTTCCTGGTTGAACACAATCGCATAACCTTCTAAGGTCATCTTACCTTCAGCTTCTTCAAACTTAACATCCGCAAGTCTTGTTTCTTTAATCATTGTTTCTCACCTCTATTTTTGGTTTGTTAGGTTTCCCATCAAGGGTGTATTCAAGTTCTGAATCCTTGTAGTAAAAACTTGTAATCTTGTTTTCTTTGCAAAACTCATCAATGATTTGTGTTTTTACTTTCTGCGTTTCTAGAATCACTTTGAGTGCTTCTTTTGATATCGTTCCATTAACTGTGACTTTCATCTTTGTTCTCCTCACCAACTTGGTATTTGTTTGCCTTATCAGCATCCACAAAGTTGAGCGATTGCAGTCGCTTGTTTCCACCCTCAATAGGTTCTAGTCCAAGCAATGCTCTGGATTCATTTAAGGTCATGATCCCTAGGCTCATCAGTTTTTCGATGGCACTCACTTTTGTATTCCAGCTTGCATACTGCAATCGTTCACTATAGAAAATAATCTCTTCACCACGAGTTAACTCATTTTCGGTGAGCAATCCCAAAGAAAAAGCCTCTGATAGCTGAATGGCTAGAGGCTCAATGGTTGACTCATAAAACGAGTTGAAATCTTCTTCACTATATTTGTTTGCGAAGATTGGTACCGATACGCCAAAATAATCAAGTATCTTGGATTGTAAGAATTCGAGTGTTTCTTTGTCGATCAACTTAGGATCTACTGTTAAAGGTACATATTCCGACTTTAAATCAATGGGGATGATGGAGCTTCCTTTAGTACTGATAGAATCGTTGAGTGCTAAATCAAAGAGCTCTCTTTGTTTCTTCTTATCAGCTTCCGAAAGCATCCCATTCATTTTGATGATCCCTTTAATCTGCATCGATGATCTGACTGCGTTATCGATTCCTTGAAGCACATTCTCATTGATTGAGATGGTTTTTAGGATTGCTTCATGATCACCAGATGATCCGTTCCCACCAAAGATATCATTGGATGCAAAGTACTTCCTCAAGTGGATGATATTCTCATAAGGCAGCATAAATTGTTGACCATCATCAAAGTAGAACTTCAAGTAATAACCATCAGCATTATCTACTATTGCTTCTACCAAAATCGGTCGGAGAGGATAGAGTGCTTTAAGCCCACCATCTATTGGGTCAAACATTGGATAAACGAATGCATTATCATTCAGTAGCAATAACGTAATCACTTTATAGATAAAGTCATAAGGTGTCATGAGTGGGTTTGGCTTGTGCTTCAATAAAAAAGACAGTCGACCTTGTTTCTCGGTTACTGTCTTATCTGCTTCAGTTTTTATGTATCTTGGTTTGAGTTTTGCACATTGGCTCGCAACCCTATCAATACATATCTTGACCACATCACTTTTGGATATGTTGTTACCAAAAGGTATGAAGAACGTATTGTTTTGATTCAATAACTGGAAGGTGTTTGTTGAACCTTCCTTTTTCTTACTTGTTAACCAACTCAAATTATCACCTCCAATGAAAAAGAGGCATTTGCCTCTAATTTCCGTTAATCACTTTTTATAAATTTCTAAAACAATACCACTTTTCTTATAAATCTCTTCCCAACCATTGGGTCTATCCTGCTTACCTTCTTTATTTTCATTAATACGTTTGTTTTCATCAGAAGTTATCAGAGCTAAAGGAAATTTATCTAACAAGTTAATTGCATCATCATCTGTTTTAGCAAATAATACTTCTTTTGCTTGTTTTGCTGCAGGGATTAAATGATCAAGCGTTAATAATCCTCTTTTCCCAAGAACTTTGTTAGCTTTATTTAAGTCTCCGTGGTTTCTCATCTTTAATTTGCTCTCATCTAACAATGATTTTGCTGAAGATGATATATAATCGGCTCCATTATGATTTGTGTGACTCTTAATTGATTCTCGAACTAATTTAATCAAACACTTGGTTTGCTCTGAGTTGGGCTTAGATTCATTATAAATAATCCTTAGTTGTTTAATCGTCCATATTAAGTTTTCCTTGTTACGCCATTCTATACTCATACTTTCACCCGATATCTTTATCTTTATTGGATTTATTATAGCATATTTTCGTAATCTATCTTATACCTATTAAGAACTGCATAAGCAATAATCAAAGCTACTGTTCCATCAATTCGCTTGTATTTGGAGTTAAGTTTCGAAGGTTGAATATTGCCATTTAAGTCAACTTTGGCTTGGGTGTTAGACAAACACCATTTCAAGATCGGATTATTGTCGTAGTTGATAAGCTTATTCTTTAGGTCTGCTTCCAGTTGTTTCATTGGTTCCGATAAAGAGTAGACACCTTGACGAACCTTCTCCATATTAAATCCTAGCTCTTCCATT